ACGAATGCGTTAGCCTGGAAGAAGTCTCGGTTGTCGATATACTGCGTAGGAGCAGCAATAGCGAGTTCCAAATACCGCGTATCCATGACATACACGTTGCTACCCAAGTTAGCATCTGCAGCTGTGAACGAACCCTGAACATCAGGATCGACAATGACTGGGATACCACGATAAGTAGCCACCTGGAAGCCAGCGTGGGAGCCTGGGAGGGTAGATTCGTCGCCGACTTTGACAACAAATTCGCCCCAGTCCAGATACCGTTGCTGAGCTTGCAGCAGGGAAGATAGACGGTCAAACTGGTCATAACCCATCAGAATTACGTCAGGGTCAGCACCATTTACACGCACTTCACGGATAGCCTGGTCAAGCAAGGCCAACGTGAGGTTACGACCTGTACCACTATTACCAAGAACGGTAGCAGCAGCAACGTGTCCACCAGCAGCACGAGTAGCTTGGTTATATACGTCTACACCGTTAGTAACGGTCACACCAGCTACAACACGAGCATCTTGTTCGACGATGTCGTCAAGAGAAGTGAAGCCAGCACGGCTCTTTACATAAACAATCTCACCGTCAGTCAGGTTTCCGCCACCAGTCCAGGTAGCGTCACTCTGAGCGTCAAGACCGCTATAAGTAAGAGCAGTATCGCCGATGGTGGTTCCACCGAAGGTGTCACCAACACGGAGAGTGTTACCAGCGGAGATTATTTCACCAGTACCAGAGGCACCAGCAGTCGAAGCGATGGTCATCGAGCGAAGCAGGAGTTCCTGGTTCAACTCTTTTATGTGGTCCCGAGCAGCAGCTTCTTGCTCAACTGCCAGGTTATCCCCCATACCACCTTCAAGACCGCTCATGATCTGGGACTTGAGTGAGACACCGAAGTCAGTGGCTACGATACGAGGAGCAGAGTCCACGTTGACGTAGTTGCTGACATCGACAGTGGGGAGTGAACCAGTTTCCGTTACGGGACGGGAGCGACTATCGCCCCGGTCTGACCGCAAACGCCAACCAGTGGTAGGTCCCCATTGAACTTTCCGAAGGATATTCCAGAATCGTGTCTGGTTGTTCAGTGCGTCCCAGACCTTTCGGCCATAGGTTGCAGTGAACACATCTGATACCTGAAGGTATGTTTGCTTAGCAAAGTAACCAGGTGGCATCAGTGAGCTTCGCAGATTTCGCTCCGCAGAAGATATATACTGCGCTATGCTTAGATCAGCCATTAGCTAGACCTCCCATTATTTGAAGGTCGTGGATAGTAATACAAAGTCTGGGGAGTAAGCTCACCAGTTTGGTTACGCATCCCGTTTACCAACTTAAAGTGACCGCGAAGGTCATTAGAATCCGTCTGCTTGACGATTTGCTCGATACCATCAACGAATTGATCAGCAGCTTGGTCTTCGTCAGACTTCTGGAAAGATTCACCCTCTACTCCAATGCGCTGGTCAGGCATCTGAGTGGAGAAATCTTGTTCTGGCTGTTGCGCTTCCCCATAAAGAGGAGTGCGAGTAGCCATATCCCCATGAGAGGGATTAAGGTTGAAGCTCTTTAAGCCCTTACGGATGCCATCTTTAACATCTTTCTGTACGGACTTTTTGAGGCTATCGATCTCATTAGAAAGAGAGCTATATTGTTGCTTCTCTTGCTCACGGGAACTCAATAGTCCCTTGATGTCCTTAAGAAGCTCATTAATGCCATCAGCACTACGGGCCATGTAATTTTTCTCCATGTCCTCGTCTTCTTCGTCCATCATTTCTTCATCGTCAGAAACATCGCTTTCGATGTCTTCGACTTCATCTTCCATCATGTCTTCTTCGTCACCATTCTCATGGTGATCTTTTTCAAGACCTTCTGGAATGCGATTGCCATCGCCAGGATAGCTGTATCCGCCTGCTCCATGCATCCCGTCAGCACGAGGTCCGCCAGCTTGCACTGGTTGGCCTTCAACAAAGTGCTTGGCAAATTCAGCCAAGACTGCTTCTAGGTCGCTCTTATGGAGATAAGGATCGGTTCCCTGTGCGCCAGCTTTAGTAGAATTGGTTCCAGATGAACCCATCTGGTTCCGGCCTACGGTATCGCCACCGCTAAGGGGTTCCAACTTGTCTACCCAATCATCGGGCAATGCTTTCTGAGAAGCATCTTCGCCACGAACATGGGGAGGATAATTCACTCCATACTCTTTGACGATATACTCTCGCAAAGCCTTCAAGATAGGCAGAAGTTCGCTTGACGTATTGGAAGCCATACTTTGCCCCTCCTAATAGGACTAACTTATATAATAATTGAAAATATGATAGGTGTCTATATTTTTACCAAAAAGTTGCATTAATTAATTTTTATTTAGGTCGTAAACTAGAATCAAACTCTAGTTGCTGTACGTTATAGCATTCTGGACATATCATTGGATCAGGTTTTTGTATGATATCAGTAATGTAAGACTTCGG